TCGGAGAACATCAACAGTTTGTCGAGGATCATTTTCTTTCTCCATTTATGGGCCGGTTAAGGCCCATCAGTTAATGACAGGCGTTAAACAACGCGCGCTTCTGTTTCCAGAATCGCATCGGTTTCACGGATTGGGATGCCACGGAACGTGGTCCAGAATTCGCCTTCAGTCTCTTTTACGGACAGAGCCAGAGAGGCTTTATCCAGAGATTGCAGATCCAGCGCCTGGGCAACGGTACGGTTCATGTAAAACACCGCTCGGCCCATCTTCAGGTTAGGAACGCGGTGAAGCGCTTTAACCATCAGTGTGACGATGTTTGCCGCTGAGCCAAGCACAGAAAGATCGCTCACATCGATGTTTGCGATGCGCACAACGTAGCGCCAGTCACGGAGAGCCAAACCGTTGTCCCACTTATAATGGGTACGGTAACCCTGGTATTTGCCGCCATTGGCATCGGTAAGAGTCTGCTCGCCGAGGTTCTGAGTCTGCAAGCCAGCCTTCTGCCCTTTAGGGAAGATGCCGTGCACAGTGTTTTCACCCCAGACCACCAGCCAGATAGATGTGTTATCTGTACCGGTGCCGCCAGCATCAATGATGTTCTGGCCGTTGCCTGCGGATTTGCTGGAGTAGCGGGATGACAGGCCCATGAACTGCTGCGGGTTCACACTGGTATCGCCGTAGAACAGGGTCTGAGCCATCTGCTGGTTCATGCCTTCAAGGAATGCACGATCTTCAGACAGGCGGAATTCAGCAGTGTTACCGTTAAGATCTGCCAGTGACTTATCTACTTCCGCATAAGCCTCCAGCATGCCGACAGTGTCAGTAACCTGCACGGTAGTGGATTTGGTTGGCTGAACGCCGTAGTTCAGCAAACGCCAGGTTGGCTGAGGCAAACCAGATCGCACAGTGGTGCGGTGACCGGTTGGCAGGTTACCCTCTACGAACATCATGTCCGTCAGGATTTCGTTTGTCTGGGAAAGGAGTTCGACGATCTTGTCTACCTTCCCGTTTGGATCAGTGCGCTTAGCCCAGTCAGCCAGCGTCAGCGCATTTACGCCTTTAACAGCCATGGTTATATCCTCTCTTATTAGCCATAAAGCACTTCGGCCGCACTACGCTGGCCTTGATTACTGCCATCGACCATGCCGTCTTCCGACATGGCTTTACCGATTTTCACGAACGTCTTAACAAGGTCTGGATGGTTACCAAGACCGGTAGCGTTCAGATATTCTTTCAGTTCCGGCGATCCGAACTGGTCGAGTGCCCGCTGCGCAGCGCTGAGGTTTGCGGTCAGCTTGTCGCCGCCGATCTCTTTGTCTGCCTTCACGGTCTCTGCCCAGCCTTCGGTCTGCTTCTGCCAGGCATCTGCCTGACGCTGCTGCACACCGGCCAGAATTTTTGGATATGCGTCCACCAGCTTCTGAGCCTGCTCATTGGTCAGGTTCAGCTCGCGGGCAACTGGCTCGAAGTCCTTCAGCGCTTCGGTGTCCAGCTCAACGCCTTCGCCAGCTGTAAATTCGTATTTCTCCGGCGCGCCTTCCTGCTTCTGGTCTTTTTCTTCAGCAGGCTTGTCTGCTGGCTTATCACCATCAGCGGGATTATCGTCCTGAGGCTTGTCTCCTTCAGCGCCAGGCTGTGGTTTATCGCCTTCTGGTTTAGCCGGGTCAGCAGCAGGTGCGGATGGCTCAGACGGTGCCGGTGCAGCGCCACCATCAGCAGGTTGCTCATTGCAAAGGCGGCGATGCAGCAAACGTTCAAATAAATTCATGGTTACTCCTGTTCACTGGCCTCTGCGGCCATCTTCAGATACTGATCGGGGCAGTGCGTCATGACGCGCTGAAACAGAACCAGAGCCAGGTTGCGCTGCCCTTCGTTGAATGCTGTGATGTTCGGGTCTACGTTGAAGCAGGTACCGAACACCTGACCTTTCTCCAGCAGCCCCCACACGACGCGGCGGCCCTGCTCGCTATCCATGACGAACTTGATGTCATCCTTCTCTCGCTGTTCCAGATCGTGCTTCTTACGCTCGCTCTGAATGCGCAGTTCCTCTTCATCGAAGTCCGTCATTGCTGCGCCGCTCCCACTGCGTTAGTGATTGCTGTTAGAGCGCTGGGGTCTGTGGTCTGCGTCTCGCTGAGAGTCTTGGCTCCCTGCGTAACTGCCTGACCCATTGCCAGCGCCTGGGCTTCCTGCTGCTGTTTGGCGCGGTCTTCGCGAATCTGCTGCACCTGCTCCTGCGGAACAATGACGGTTGGAGATGTGCCTGCCATCTCTGCGAACGCGTCGATAGCCTGATCTGCATCGAGCTTGTCGAGCGCATCTGTTTTACCGACTGATGCCAGTTGCGCGATAAAGCCAACTGTCTGCGACAGGCTGGTGAGGCCGATAGATTTCTGCGCCTGCGCCATAACGGAGATGTATTCGATGCGCAGCGGCATGCCCTGCATAACGTCAGGCGGAGGCGGGAGCATGTTCTTGCGCGCCATGATGGAGAACACGCGATCGATAAGCGGGTTGAGAGCTTCGTCATTCAGGCGCTCCAGCACCGGGCCGAGCATCAGCAGCTTCTCTTCCTTCATCTCGATAACCGCTTCCACCGGCATAGAGCGGGTGTTGATGTTTTGCAGCATCATGAAGAGGTCGACAAAGTAGGCGCTGTTGATGGTCTGGCGGGTGTCCTGAATGTCAGCCAGCAGGTCGGCGGTATTTGGGTTGACCAGGTAAGCAGGTTTGAAACCGTCCTGGCCGCTCAGCACGTCGAGATACGTCACATCGCCAGGCAGCAGGGAAACGCGGCTATTCTTCAGCGACGTCGGCGCGACCATCGGCGGGTTTGTGGCTTTGTCGATCAGCTGAGCTTTGCGCTTCTGCTCAACCTGCAGGGCTTTAACCTGACCAAGTGCCAGCATGCCCGGGCAGGATGATGCGTAAACGTCTTCGCCGTTAACTTCCCAGCGTGGCGCCAGGATAGGGAATTCGTCAAAGCCGGACTCTCGCAGCAACTTGTCGGCGTCGCCGCCAGTCTCGAAGTACACAGAGCGGAACGGTTTGTTCTTGCTGTCCATCTTGCCGCTGTCGCGGTTGATGTTTGGCGTGATGCAGTGGTTTACCTCGATCCAGTTTTCAAACGTGCCATTTTCCCACTGCCCCCGAACGGACGAGCTCACGTTGTCCAGGCCAAATTCCTGCACCAGCTGGCGCACGGTCATGGAGAACTGGCGGAAAGAGGTATCGACGCTGCCGCGCGGGCTGTTCGCCAGGTAGTAGCTGCCAATCGGGAATGGCATTGTGCGGATCACGTCCTGGTCATCTTCCAGCACAGCCATAGCGGCGGTACCGAAAGTACCCAGGCTGGCGTACATGACAGGCAGAGACTGGTACAGATTCGACTTGTTGAACACTTCGTTCATGCGGCGCTGCACGACTTCAAGCCAGACCTTCACCGGACCGTAATCCATCATGTCAGGGTCAGGTGTTGCCAGCTTGAACCACGGACGGGCAGGGCTGGTGATGCCGGACATCATGCCGCTGGCGAGAATGCGCTGAGCGAGTGAGCCGGTAGGGTCAACAATTTTGGTGTTGCGGCGATCATCACGGTTAACGTCAGACGTCAGGAAGCGGGAACCGCGCGGATTGATAAAGTCGCTCAGGTCGCGCCAGTGCGGCTCGAACGATGTGCGCTCATTCTTCAGCTGTGCGAGCTGCTTCAGCAGCCGCTCTTTTTCGGTTTCCGCCATCTCTCAGGTCTCCGTTACTGACCGAGCAGCGTTTTACCGCTGGTGTTGGCTTTGGAAGTGTCGCCCTGGGCACCGGTGAGCATGGTCGAGTTACGACCAGCAGCAGCACGGCGGCGGCGCTCTTCGTCATCGCGGGCACTGACCACAGCAGCGTCCTGCTCCTGAGGTGCGGCCTGAACTTCTGGTGCCGCTGGCACTGATGGCTTGCTGCCGATACACATAGCGATAACCTCACACACGATTAAATTATTACCAATTTAACCATATACGGATTATTTTACGTAGTATATTGACATAATGCTGTGCAATTATTACCCTTCAGGTAACACAACATGAAAGCGCACTTTGATATCGGTTCTGTGAGGTCTTGTCGCTAAATCAAAACTGGTGAGTGCGCTTCCAGGTGTGAGCAGTACGGCATATGGCACATGTGTCGCAGCGGTCCGGAGGGGTTCCTTGTTGTAATGTCTCCCCGAGCGGGTAGCCGGAATGTGCAAGTCAGTGTTATCGGTATGCACGACATAGCGTTTCACCAGCGTGGCGATCAGGTGTGACACCTCGGAAGAGACGAGGCCGTAACGATGAGAGCATTGCAGGTTTACATGGTGGACATGATTGCCACGGAGTACGAAGCAAAGTGCAGTGCTCTCAATGTTGTGGTGAATGCGCAGGCTGATGCGCACAGTGGGACCAGATAGGGTCAGTCGTTTGGCGGGAAACGCCCGTAAAGCCGGAGATCAGCACCGGCCACCACAACCCAATCACGTTAGGACCGTGGTAAACCGTAGTGCCCATGTAATTGCTGTGTAGCTTTGGCGGTGGCAGTTGCTCCCACTTCTGACCACCGCCATTTTTACAGCAGAACGCCATTCCGATGACGTTGCGCTGTAAACCCTGCATCACCCGCCAAGGAAGGCACACCGTAGACCCTTGCTTCCAGTTAGCCCGGTTCGTCCGGGCATTTTTTTAAGGTGAATATCATGGTATCAACTGCATCTCCAGCACCATCCTGCATGGCCATTGAGCAGGAAATTCAGGCCAAAGGCTTAACCGCGCCGCGAGTTACGCCGCAGCATATTGAGAGCCTTATCCGCTCCGAAGTTTATTTCACTGGTACCGATGGTGCTAATTCTCCCGGTGCGCGCGTTAAATCTGAATACGTTGAAGGTGAGCGCATCCTGGCACCACTCGATCTGTTAACCTTCTGCGTCCTGGTTCTGCGCAACGGCTTTACCGTCACCGGCGAAAGCGCATGCGCCAGCCCGGAAAACTTCGACCCGGAGATCGGTCGCAAGATCGCCCGCGAAAACGCGGTGAATAAAATCTGGATGCTGGAAGGTTATCTTCTGAAGCAGAAACTGAGCGAGAAATGAAAGACGAATTCGACGGCTTTTAACGTCGTGACATGTCACAATCAGCCCGCCGATGCGCAGGCTTTAATTCGAGGTCACCATGTCAAAACGCAGACTGAGCGCCAGAACAAAGAAGCGTAGAGCAGCAGATCAGGAATTGATTGACAAGATGAATGAAATCTTCAAGAAGGTTAAAAAGTGCGAGCATGAGATGACAGATACCATCCTGAGCACTCCGTATTTCAAGGCCCGCTAATGCGGGCTTTGTTATTTCCACGGGTCGTAATCTGTCACCGCCTTGCCCTGCTGACTCTCCTGCCCAGGAATACGCAGGCGCTTCGTAACCGGGAAAGCAAACGTCAGCAGCAGCGCGTCACCCTTGCCAGGAGAGCGACCCAGGCGCTCTTTGATATCTTCCTTCGGCTCAATGACGATCTTGCCGTCCACCCTGACTTTGTACTCTGCCGCAGACAGGTCATCAGCTGTCTCCTGGTCATCCAGCGCGCCGCCGAGCTTAAGCCACGTTTTGCAGGCGTTGAACATCTCGCCGCGCTTGTTGAGCATCTGCGGGTCGGTCGAGCCGCCGCCGAACGGTATTAGCTGCCATGTACGTCCCCAGCCGTCACCGATGGACTTCAGCCCGGTACCGTAACCAAAGTCGATGAATACCGCGTCAGCCTGGTACTGGTCTTCAAAGTCGGCGATGCGCTTCGCCATAATCAGATCGTCGGTTGTCTTGTTGCCGGTCCACAGCACTTTGCTGTGCAGACCCTGGCGCAGATATATCACTGCGTCATCCACGCCGGAATATGCCGGGTCGACGCCGATAATCACCGGTGCGTGTGCCACCTGCGCAGCGGTAACCACGCGCTTCATCGCCTCATCAGTGAGTCCTGTCGGGATAAACTGCAGTTCAGATGCGTCAGGGAAGATCCCCCGCACACGGACCTTCACGAAGTCGCTGTCCTCGCCGTAGTCGTCCACCCATTTCTGCAGTTGCTGCTTGTTGGTTCCTTCGACGGTGCGGCTGTCAATCTGCGCACACTTCCAGCGGTGCTTGTACTTGCGGAAGCATTCGCGGAAACGCCCGGTGTTACGCGTCGGGTTACCGAACGCCACCCAGATAATTTCAGTGTCTTCGTCCGTCAGCGCACCCTCGGCAACCTCCCACACCAGATCGGCAATGTTGGAGGCTTCGTCGAATACCACAATGATACGCTTGCGCTCGTTGTGCAGCCCGGCGAATGCCTCGGTGTTGTGCTCAGACCACGGGATTGCGTCAGCGCGCCAGCGTTTATCGTGCCCAGGATCGTTGCTGTACATCGCCGTGGCGGTGCAGGTGAACCACTCTTTCGTGATAGCCAGGTTCGACCATTTGATGATTTCCGGCCAGGTCTTGGTGCGCAGCTGATTGTCGGTGTTGGCGGTCACCACCACCTTGCAGTCCTCGCAGGTGGACATGCCCCAGTTAATCAGCATCGAGATGAAAGCGGATTTGCCGATACCGTGGCCGGATGCGCGGGCCAGCATCAGCGGCTGGTGACGCGTCGCGGGATTCTGGAGGTGATCGCGTATCTCGCGGAATGCGTCTGCCTGCCACTTTCGAGGCCCGGTGGCGTGCGCCAGTTCTGTGCCATCTTCCCCCCACGGGAACGCATACAGCGCATAGCCCAGTGGGTCATACGTGAACGAGGCGATATCCTCGACGAGATGCTCTTCCGGCGACATGGCTGCTGCTGTCATTCTTCACCACCAGCCTGCTCTTTGACGCGGCGGCGCGCTGCGGCCATGCGGTCGGCGATGGTTACGGTGCCGGAAACTTCCAGGCGCTCTTTGAACGCGTTGACGTCTACGTGCTTACCAATCAGCTCTAGGTTCTTCACCTTGTCCGGCCATTTTATTTTCTGCAGCGTGGACTCGATATCCTCCTCGTCATCCTTCATCGCCATCCTGATACGGTTTATGTCTACTGCGCTGATCGACGTTCGCCAGACTTTAGGCCATTGGCTAATCGGCTTCAGTCCGCCTTCATCATCGAGAATGTCTATCACATCCATCTGGTCGATCTCCACCAGGCGCATGAGGACGTAATCAGCACTGACGCGCATGCGCTTGTTGCGCTCTTCCATCAGTTCGGCGATTCGTTTCTGGACTCGTTCATCGCGCATCATGTTGCTGGCTTTGACCGCTGCCGTATTAGGCGAAAATCCTGCGTTAATCGCAGCCTGAGTCTGGTTCTCAGGTGTCTTAATGTATGACTGGCAGTAAGCCTCCATCATCGCTGTAAGAGGCTTATATTGCGTTGATTTGCGCTTATGCGGTTTTGGTGTCGCGGGCATTATTACCACCTGAGTAATTTTATTACCATGAAGGTAATACTATCACGCCCGCGAAGATGTTACATGACTGGTATTGTTTCGTCGTCCTGGCGGCCAACACGGTTCAGGAAGTGGGTCACCACGCCGTGCACTGTCGTATCGTCCAGCGCCTCACCTTCCAGCGCTTCACCGTCAGGAGTGATCAACGCCTTACCCTGCACAATGGCGAACTCTGTGCGTCCGCAATACGAAATCAGCACGGTATCACCCGGATGTGGTTTGTGCGAAACATTGATAATTGCGTAGCCAGCAGACGTCTCAATGGTGCGGCAGTTGCCGTCGTAGCCGCACAGGCTGGTGATGGTGAGCGTTGCTTCTGCGTAGTCTGTTGCCGGAGATGGAAAGCCCATGATGGAACCTCACATAAAAGTACTGTACATTCAAACAGTATAATCATGTGAGGATTTAGTCAATACGCCGTGACCTGTCACACGGCAAGTTTCGTTTCGTGCCAGCCTTGCGTAACCCAGCACGCCGAATCGCCAGCGCACGGGCAGGACTTAACCGGAAGACTGTCGCCGCACTTGCCGCACTGGTTGGCGCTGATGGCTTTGATGCGACCACGCACCCGCGCATCATCCTGGCGGATAAGAAGTGCGATGTACTCGCTCAGTTCGTATGGGTCGCGTCCCGGGCGGCGCTCCGCGCAGTTCCGCGCCAGCATCTCCATTTCCTGCTCGTCTAACACCAGTTCCAGCTTCCGTTCACCTGCTTCTGCCTGGCGGGCACGCTGCGCTGCTTTGCGTTCTTTTGCGGTCTTAGCCATTATCCACCACCGTAATTTTAGGAGCCTGCAATAGTGGCCAGAATGCAGAGCAGATAAAAGTATTGATGGCTCGATAAATAAAATTGTTATTCCGCTGTAACTGCCAGTGGTAAGGCATACAAGCGATAATTCCGCCAACATACACAGCAATAATGCTATCCATTATCATTCTCCATTCTCGCTTCAGCTGTGCCATCGAGAAACTTGAGGAGCATGCGATACGCTGCGAGCTGATATTCCTCGTTCAGGGTTAACCCCAGCGCGTATTCAGCATTACCAAGCGACTCCAGGCGCTTAATCTTTTTAGCCAGTGATTCCTGGGTTACGTTAACCATCACGACCTCCTGGCCTTTTCGCGATTCTCTGCCCAGGTACGCTCACGCTCCAGGCGCATAGTTTCACCATGCTTCAGCGCGTAAAGTTGATTCTCCATATCGGAGTCTGCCGCCATGCAGATCACAGCCCACTGCTCTGGCGTGAACGTGAAAATCTTCTCACCATCCTTCAGCACAATGCAGTTCTTTGCATCGTCGCGGAATACGCAAATATCAGCCATCACCCCACCTCTCTAAGTTTCAGCTCATCGGCCACTGACTCAGGCACAACCACCGGCATCGGCACGCGGATGACCAGCTTTTTGAGCCTGTCGATTTCCCCGGCCAGTTCGAGAATGCGGCGGTTACCGTATTCGGCTTCCTCGCGCCACCAGTTCACATCGGCTTTAAGGCGGCGCAGGCGCCGCTTTTTGAGTTTACTGGGCATTAGGCCTCCGGCTTGGGTGCTGCTGCGAGCATTGCATCTTCGAACGCACTCACCGAAATTGATATCGCGCCACCCTGAATGTTCACTGCCTTACTGATTGCGTTGAAAAGTGTGTGGTAACCGAAATGCCCTTTTGACCATCCAAACTGCACCGGAGATCCCGCCCGAAGCATTGCAGCGTGATGCGCTTCCCACCCGGCCTGGAAAAACTCACGCTGAGTCATAACGCCGCCTTCGTAGTCAGGCATGATGCCGCTCATTTTGGAATGTTCGGCACCCTGAAGCATGGCGGCTCGGCGGTTCCATTTTTCAACGCATACCTCCCTTGCGTTGTGGTGACATGAGCAAGGAATATCAGCTTTTTCAAATGACCCAACCGCGCAATAGACCTCCGCTCCGCAACTCTTGCAGTTGATTGAGTAGTCTTGGTGCTCGTGACCATCGTACTCACTACAACCTCCAGCATCTTCTTCTGGCCTGCCACCGCAGAATGGGCAAGGAAGAAGGCCATTTTCATCAGGCACAGATACCGGCGCTGGCGGGGCGTTAGTTTCGCTGACAACTTTTTTGACATGCTTAATTAGGCTGCTTTCGTGGTCAATTTTGAAAACAGATACAGGCTCCGCTTCGAGCGATGCCAGCAAACGACGCATGGCATCTACAGCGATAAGCATGTCCTTCGCTGCCTGCACGTTTGTCCATTTTACGTTTGTAGCGTAATGCTCCAGACGCTCAATAACCGGCTCCAGGCGTTCTTTGGTAATAGTGCTCATGATTCCTCTCCTTTAGCGGCTACTGCTGCCGACTCTTCGTATGCGCGCCTGGATGCATTCAGAATGCCCGCCAGCGGCGTGTAAACACCTCCGCCACTGATTGTGTTGTGAATCCCAGCCATTGCCTCGCGCAGATTGCTATGGCTCGCCTCCAGCTCCGCAATCCGCGACTCTGCGGCTTCCAGCGCTTTTACCAGCTCATCAACGGTACCAGCTGCTTGGCGCGCGTAATCGGTAATTGCCAGCTCGCATTCAATTTCAGTGCCGTTTTCGTTGGTGTGGCAAATAGCAAAGTAGTCGGAGTCGATTTCGTTATCAGCCAAATGCCTCAGCGTGTCAGCAACAAGTTCGCCGTTTTCAATCAGTAGCTCTGTCGCGCGTTTGTCGATGTTGCTCATTGGGCGGCCTCCGGATTGAACCTGCGCACAGAGAGAACCGGGCATTTTGTAACACCACCTTGTTTCTCCCACCGTAATAGTGGGAATCGATATGCCTCAAAGTTAAGCCCAGCAGAGTGATCGCCCTGGAAGCATTTCTTACCAACTACCCACACATTTTCGAATCGTCGATTAAGACGAATTGCGGTCCTCCATCCGAATGCCGCGCCTGCACTAACGGCTGCATTTTTTGTTGGAAAAGTAGGTACGGATGATGCAATTTCATCGACTCGCACGCTAAGATGACAATCATCGATATAGCTAATTGAAGTGCTCATGACTGCACTCCTTTGCGAAGCTGGGCTGCGAAGTCCTCGGCCTCATCTCGACAAAAATCAGCGCCTTTCTGGTCATCTAAATCCAGCTTTCCAGTAACTTTAAATATGTGATTGGCAAACATCTCCACACCCTGCGCCCGCACTTCAGCCAGGAAAGTGTCGGTTGCTGGGGTTTTGTTTGCTGATTTCAGCCACTGGTTGTAGTGATAATCGAACATGCCAGTGGGGTGCCCACATCCACCGTGTACGTGGTTTTTCATCTCATCGCCACACATGCAGTAGTCGTTGTCAGCATTGTTGATAACCTGAATAAGTTGCTGCATGCGTTTTTCAGATTCCGCATTCTCCGCAGCCAGCTTCTCAACCTGCATCTGCAGATTCTCGATAGTCGCATCAGCAGCACGGAACTCGCGCTGAGACTCTGCAAGCTTTTGCTCTAACTCTTCATAACTCAGTTTCATCTTTACCCCCGCTTACCCGCATAAGTTATTGATTACTTTGATATCAAAAAGGATCGTTATTTAATTCCGATCCCGAACCTTGCGATTAACAGCGCATCCGCGATGGCCTGACCTTTCGCTTTGGCATCCAGCGCCCTGAGTTCCGGATAAAGCTGAATCGCCCTGCTGCGCGCTGCGTCCTTGTCGCTTCCGATAAGCCCGGCTGACTTCTTCCAGGCCTGCGGCGTTACCAGCGTGTACGGAATGTTGAGCCCCTGAAGGATCCCCTCCGCGACCCCAGCTGCATGCCCGAACGTGAACATGCTCGCCGTTCCCTGTCCTGGCATTGCACCGACCTGCTCAAGGTACGCATGAGTGATTCCGTACTGCCGAACCCATGCAGCCACCGCTGCGCCGTTCACCCTGGACTTTGTGCCGACCTTGATGGTTGGCATTGCCAGATGGTCGATATAGCCGCCCTGCTCAGTTACAAGAACCAGCGCCCCGCTGCATCCTGGGTCAATCCCTAAAACTGCTGTCATGATTTACCTCTCAGGTAATTTAAATCCACATTAGAGTTAAAATCAATAGCTATGCGCATATTTTGTTACCTGCAAGGTAATTATGCAGGCGTAAAAAAATGCGCTGCCGCGCCGGTGCTGCTATGTAGCCTGGTAGCCCCTGAATCCCTGCGGTATGGCTTTGTCCGGCTCCGGAACGTCGTTGATATCCCTTCGCTGCTGCTGGGCGACTGGCCTTGCCCTGGACTGCTGCACGCTTCTCGCCAGCTTCTGCTGCCACTGGTCGTGGTGGAATGCTTTGCCCTCCGCTTTCCAGTACGTGATGAAGTCGGCCAGTTCGAAAGGTGTGATGTCCGCCTTCAGGTTTATGCCCCATTGAGAAGCTCTCCTGGTGAACTGCGGATCCGGATTCCAGTTGTCGTGCATCTGGAATTTACCAAACTCCCCCATTCCCCCCGGAGCAACGTAGCCATTCAGCATCGCGTTGTTCGCATCCGGATCTGGTTCACCGCCACCAGCAGAGTTATCCACAGGTGAATTTTGCTCGCCCCCTATGTGGGGTTTATCTTTTATATCTTCTCTTCTCTTATCTTCTCTGGTCCGCTTTTTGTCCGCTTCTGATGCGGACGCTTTGCGGACGTTTCTCTTCCTGTCTGCGTCCTGTGCACGACGCTTGGCAGACTGCCCGTTATGGGCTTCAAAGCGCGGCATTACTAGGCTTTCGCCATTTTCTTCGAGCCATCCGACAGCCATCATTGCCCGGGAAAATCCAGGGAAGCCGATCAGGTCATCGAGAGTGTCCGCGCTGTATCCGTCAAGAAAACCGTCAACGGAGTGGACATCGAAAAGACACCATGCGGAATGTAGTCCGCCAACTATCCGCAATCTGTCCGCTTTCAATGCGGACGCCATGCGGACAACTTTAGGGTGCGTGTGCAGGTCGGCACGCATCTTGATCCAGTCACCGGCCATATAAACCTCTCAAATTTCGAAAGCCAGTTGGGGAGTGAAACGGTCTCTTTTTTCGTCGTACTGCAACGAGCTGGCGCTGTTGTATGCCTCTATGCGTTCTACCAGTACAGCGGCGCGGGTTTCTTTGCTTGCCGGCGCGTAGGCTGATTTATCCCATGCCTTATCAATCCCTATATTCCTCGCAACGTTTGTGCTGTCAGCTGACGACAGGGGGATATGGCGGAATATATCGGCGTTCAGCATGCGCAGACCGTGAAGCTTCGTTATTGGGTAGCCGTTTTTGTCTACAACATGCTGGATGAGATCGCGTAACTTTGCCCGGCATGAGCGCGGGCGCTTCGCGTCGTATTCACCCATGCTGCCGATGCATACACGAGGGAATTCGTGACACAGACGGATGAAGCGCTCGTCAGGCTCGTTGAAGTGATACACCGGAGCGCCGACTACTTTGCCGTGCGGCCACTCCGCGATTAGCGCGTCGTTCTCTTCACTGGTACCGCCGATCACGTCAGGGATAACAGCAAAAGCAAAGCGAGGGTGATTCATCCAGCGCGCCACGAAGTCGTAGTACTCGCTCCAGTTAACAACGCGATTTTTCGTCCAGAAGCTGAAAGCGCCGTTATCCAGAGCGAATGACTGGGTGACTTCTGATGCCAGGTTAATCTGCCCTGGGTTGGCGAAGCTGATAAATGCATGACGGCCTTTCCATGCTTTCAGTGCGCATGTATCAGGAGTTATTGGTCCGCCGTGATAATGGATCATGCATTCACCCTGGCCCGCTTAGCCTCTTTCATTTTCTCTGAGCGCAGCTGCTGCTGGCGGCGCGCCCGTTCGTTGTTGCACTTAACGCATTCACCGCTGAGGGTGTAGCGCTCGCTGTCATGTCCGTGAATGCACTTCTTGCCGGTGTAGAACCTGGCGAGGCCCATTTCCAGAGCTTCACGCTGTGTTAATCGCTTCATTTGCACCTCTCTTTGAAATTTATCTTTGGTAATTTTGTGCGATGGCCGAAAAAAGATCAACCATATTCGGATCATTATTACCTGAGAGGACTGAATAGATATGAAAAGACCGCCAGAAGGCGGCCTGATAGGGGTTTGAAAGAGGTTTTATTCGTAGAAGAAGATAGCCAGTTCCGGCTTTGTTCTGACCCATCCGCGTTGCTTACATGCCTTAAAAAGCCCATTCATCAATGTCTTACCGGGCATTTTACGGCGGCCTGTCAGATGCGTCTGGATGTAGTGGCTGGTCGTTCCGGCCTCGTCAGCAAAGGCATTTCGCTCATCAGGAGTGAGTTGCAACCAGTGTTTTTTGAAGTCGAATTTTTCGTTCTCGCTCATAGCTATTGCCTGATATTAATTTCAGATAACAAATATTCACCCAGAAGGTAATAAAAATCAAGGTTTGTTACCTGTGAGGTGCATTTACCTGTGGGGTAAATTCGCTTTTAATTGGCACACTAACTAATTCATATATGAGGCGATTCACCAGAGCATGAAAAGTATTCAGGATATCCGCAGGCAGAATATTAACGATATCATCGACCGTGACTTCAACGGGGTGCAGACTCGTCTGGCGGAAAAACTGGGAACTCAGGCAAACCTGGTGAACCGCTGGGCCCGCGGGCAGAAGGTGGTAGGCGACACGGTGGCGCGCAAGATTGAGAAGGCAGCAAACAAGCCGTCGAACTGGCTGGACGTCGACCACTCATTATCTGCTGTTGCCATCCCCCAGGAGGAGATCACCCCTTCCGATATCGGCCAGCTGGCGGCGCATAACCTCGAAGCGTGGATGCAGAACAACCGCGACCTGTCCTCCCAGGGTAAGCTGTCGAAAGCGTCCGGCGTTGCCCAGGCGACAATCAACCGCATGCTGAACAATGAAGTCAGCGTTTCTATCTCCACCCTGGAGGCGATCGCCAGCGCGTTCGGGCGCCGGGGCTATGAACTGCTCATCCATCCTCGCGACCCGGCGACCATCCATTACGACCGGGCCCGCTACGCATTGTTACCTGAGAGCGAGAAAAGCAAGATCGAGAGCTACGTCGATTTCGTGATTGTTCAGAACGGTAAAACGCAAGAATAACTCCATACATTTCAGATACTAAGCCGCCATTGAGCGGCTTTTTTATTGCCCTTAAGATTACCTAGCAGGTAATTTTTTATAATCATACCTATTGACTTCAAACCACATAAGGATAATTATTACCTCAACGGTAACACTGAGGTAACGAATTATGCAGTGGAAAATCATCAACGGTTGGTACTGCGTTACGGCGTGCGGGCTGATGAGCACCAAGTTCCGCACTCTGCATGAGGCCATCAACTGGGCGTTTGTCACCAAGATGGCAGTAAAAACTGAAATGGATATGGGGGTGCGCAAGTGAACATCCAGCAGATTAACAACCTGAAAAAAATCATGACCAGCATCGACAGCGACTACCAGTTGAGCCAGATGCACTACGAGCGCCAGGTGGAGCTGATCGACTCTATCAAACACCACCAGCTGCAGGCGCCGTTTTACGAACTTGGCCGCAAAGGTGTGCGTCGTGAAATCCTGGAAGAGCTGATGATGAGCCCGGAGTTTGAAGAGGCACTCGCAGCATACCAGGCCGCGCTGACCAGCATCATCGCGAAGTGGGATCTGGCTGACCAGCTGGACACAGCGAGGAACGCGGCGTGAAACCTGGCATCTATTTCGACATCAGCAACGAGGATTACCACGCCGGCGACGGCGTGAGTAAGTCGCAGCTGGATATGGTTGCGCTGAGCCCGGCCCTGTTGCAGTGGCAGAAGGCAGCACCGGTAGATACCGAAAAGCTGAAAGCGCTGGACATGGGAACCGCCCTGCACTGCCTGCTGCTGGAGCCGGAAGAATTCGATAAGCGTTTCATCGTGGCGCCACAGTTCAACCTGAGAACCAATCAGGGGAAAGCAGATCAGGAAGCCTTCCTGAAAGATGTCGAGAACATGGGCATGGCCGTTATGGATGCCGAACAGGGCCGCAAGCTGAAACTTATGCGCGACAGCGCGATGGCACACCCGGCTGCGCGCTGGCTGCTTGAAGCGGAAGGATTCTGCGAAGCATCGCATTACTGGACGGATCCGGAAACCGGAGAGCTGTGCCGCATTCGCCCGGATAAACGTCTGAAGGATCACCCTGTGGTACTGGACGTGAAAAAAGTGGCCGACATGGAGCGGTTCGCCCGCCACATCGAGGAATTCCGGTACCACGTTCAGGACGCCATGTACCGCGAAGGCGCGCAGCAGACTACCGGTGAGCCGCACGGATTCTTCTTCCTGGCAGTGAGCGAAACCATCGACTGCGGGCGCTACCCGGTTCGTGTGTTTGAACTGGATGCGCCGGACGTAGATGCCGGGCACGCACTGTTCCGCCGGGATCTGAATACCTACCACCAGTGCCGGGAGTCTGGCGAATGGGGTGGATTTGAAATTATTAAACGCCCTGAGTGGGCACGCAAACAGGATATGTACGTATGAGCAACGACATCGCAATCACATCGCAGCCTGGCGCTACCGTTGGCACCGCTGCGGCAATTTTCAGCCCTGAGGGTATGGACCGCCTGGTGCGATTTGCAACTCTGATGGCAGACAGTAAAGCAACCGTTCCTCAGCACCTGGCAGGAAAGCCAGCTGATTGCCTGGCCGTGACCATGCAGGCGGCGCAGTGGGGAATGAACCCGTACGCCGTAGCGCAAGCAACGCATTTGGTAAATGGCACCCTTGGATACGAAGCAAAGCTGGTTAACGCAGTTGTGTCCTCCTCCAGTCTGCTGGCAAGCCGCCTGAATTATCGCTGGGATGGTGACTGGTCGAAAGTTAACGGGAAAACCGATAAATCGCCAAACCTTACCGTAACCGTGTGGGCGACCCTCAAAGGGGAATCAGATCCACGGGAACTGACGATCAGCATGGCACAGGCCGGAGTGCGCAACTCCCCTCTCTGGGAGCATGACCCGCGCCAGCAACTCGCATATCTGTGCGTTAAGCGCTGGGCGCGTCTGCATGCCCCTGACGTCCTGCTTGGCGTGTACACACCTGACGAATTGCAGGAAACGGCACCGCGCGTTGAGCGCGATATCACGCCGACACCCGCCACCGCTTCCGGCATGAACAAACTGATCAACTCCAAGCCTGAGCAGCACCAGGAAGAGAAACCAAAGAGCAGCGATGACCGCGATCCAGAAGAGATTCTGTGCGCTTTCACTGACGCAGCGATGAACTACAACACGCTGAAGGATCTGGATAAGGCATACAAATACGTTGCCAGCAAACTCGCTAACGATGATGACCGCCTGGCTAAAGCCACAGACGTTTACACCATCCGCCGCAATGAACTGAACGAAGTCCCAATGTAATCACCACCGTGGCGCCACGGCGCCACACCTGCAACCAAGAGAGGTATTTATGAAAGGTGCATTTGGTAAGAAGGAACTCCTGGCGGTGGTGCCACTGTCATGGAGCACGATTGACCGCCTGGAGCAGGCTGGCGAATTCCCGTCCCGTTTCTGGATCACCGATCGCCGCTGCGCGTGGGACCAGAGCGAAGTTGAAGCCTGGCTGGATAAACGTAAGGCGGCAAGCCCGGCGACGTTCACCGGAAAAAAAGCCGCCAGTTGACCGCCGCGTGTATCGCCCGGTGAGTGCGGCAGCATGACGGCGCTGAAGAAGCATATCGGCAGATGGTCAGATGTGTACCTGTATCTGGCCGTGGTCGCCTACCTGATGTGGCTGGCGGCGGTAATCAGTTGAGAGGTCAGGATCAGATGAAAAAGACGAAGCTTGAGCGCTATCACGAAGACTACGTGTCGCAGCGCCGTGTTGAAAGAGTGGTGGCAGTAACGCCGGAAGCAATGGAGATCGAAAGCCGGGCCATCGAGCGCGAGCGCCGCGGGCACTACCTAATCGCAGCCCGTCTCTGGCTCCAGTGCCTGGATGCGGCTGTTGGTGAAGTGGAGCGCGCCCGTATCGCGGTGCGCCGCCAGCAGTGCATAACAAAAGGTAACCGCACGCCGCATCTGGACTACAGCGGGATCGGATGTCGCGGGGTGGTTTATGACTGACCCACACGACAATATCCGCGTCGGCAGTGTCACGCTGGTTTATTCAACTCTGCGCCGCGGGTGGTTGGCACCCGGCGGCCAGGTTATCAGAAACCCATTAAAAGCTCAGCGCGTGGCTGAGCTGATGAACAACAGGAAGGTCGCGGCATGAAAGAGCGCGGAATGATTTTTAACGAATACCAGGTGCGCGCCTTGCTTGATGGCGGCATGACGCAGGTTCGTCGGCCAATAAAATGGCGTCAGACACGGGCTACCGAAATTGCAGAGCGCGAAGACGGTAGCCGGTGGCCGTGGAGTGAGGATGCGGAAAATGTTTGCGATTACTGGCACCCATGCCCATTCGGTGAAGTAGGCGATGTTATTTACGTCAGAGAGTCATTTTCACGGCTCGACTCATTTAACTTCTTCGATCCCGCAGTGCCTCATGAAGTACCGGATTTCTGGTATTGGGCCGATGGTGATCCTGAGTGGGGAGACTGGACGCGCCCGCAATCTGGTGCAGTCATGCCTCGCGACGCCAGCCGAATCAGCCTGGAGATAACCGGAATCCGCGTTGAGAGACTTCAGGATGCTGATGAATCAGCCATGCTGAATGACCTTGGTGACATGCTCGAACACGACGAAACCGTAGCGGGTCGAGCCTTCAACCATGCTGAGCATTATGCGATCGCTGGAGTTCCGGTTGGTCTGTGTCCAGAAATGCACGGCTTTAAAGCGTGGTGGGATAAGACAAATGGCGCTGGTAGTTTCGAATCCAACCCCTGGGTCTGGGTAGTCGAATTTAAGCGCATTAAAGGCGGTGCAGCATGACCGGTAAATACACTCTTATCTACGCAGATCCGCCCTGGGTTTACCGTGACAAAGCAGCAGACGGCAACCGCGGCGCCGGGTTCAAATACCCGGTCATGAACGTGCTGGATATCTGCCGCCTCCCGGTCTGGGATTTGGCTGCAGAAGATTGCCTGTTGGCGATGTGGTGGGTTCCGACTCAGCCGGTTGAAGCGCTGAAGGTTGTAGAAGCGTGGGGATTCAAACTGATGACCATGAAGGGATTCACCTGGCACAAAACGAACAAGCACAAAGGCAACAGCGCGATCGGCATGGGGCACATGACCCGGGCGAACAGCGAAGACTGCCTGTTTGCGGTACGCGGGAAACTTCCTGCTCGCATGGATGCTTCTATCTGCCAGCACGTCACGGCGCCACGCCTGGAGAATTCACGCAAGCCGGATGTGATCCGGGAAAAACTGGTGCAGTTGCTTGGCGATGTGCCGCGCATTGAGCTTTTCGCCCGCCAGTCGTCGCATGGCTTCGACGTATGGGGAAACCAGTGCGAAGGTCCGGCGGTGCAGCGATAAGCGCCATCGATGCGGCTTGCTTATTGGTAAGGGATACCAGCAAGACAGCCGCAGCAATTTACGACGCTATAGCTGCAGGTGACATCCCGGGCGTTAAGATTGATTAACTGCTTAATCCTTTCCTTCCATCCACCTCTCAAACTTCGACGGGGAGAACGGCACCAGATCGGTGTGCTCCCCGTTAATCCAGGCATCAACCATATCTGCCCACTGCTGCAACATATAGGCGCGCTGCCGGGCATACTCCGCTTTGTTGTAAACCGCGCGAACGCCCTTCTGCTCATGTGCCTGTGCCTTCTCGATCCAGTCGGACGGGTAATCCGCTTCGTGCAGCAACGTGCTGGCAGTCCGGCGCAGGTCATGCACGGTGAATTCCTGTATCCTTTCACCGTCTTTGTTTATGGCATCCACTGTCCGGTCTATCAGCGAGTTCAGCGCGGCATTCGATAATGGTTTGCGGAAGTTGTAGCGCCCGGGCACCAGGTATTCACTGCCACCAGCGCACATCTGCAATCCCACCAGCAAATCCTGCGCCTGCTTCGGCAGATAAATTACATGTGCGCGCCTTGCCTTCATTCGGTCGGCGGGTATTGTCCATGTCCAGTTCCTGAAATCGATCTCCTGCCAAGTCGCGTAAGTGAATTCGCTTTTGCGAACCAGCGTCAGCAGTACCAGCTTCAGTGCCATCTTCATTGTGCCCATCGCGCCGACATCATCCAGCGCCCGGAAAAATATGCCGATCTCCTCAGGCGAAAGCGTGCGCTCGCGCGGCTTAAACATGGCAATAGATGATGGCTTAATGTCTGCCGCCGGATTGAACAGGCCGTGTCCGCGGTCGTTGGCGTACCGGTACACACTGCTGATTATCTCCCTGACCTGAATCGCCGTCGCCCGCCCGCCACGCTCGACGATACGATCACAAAGGTCGCGCACCATTCTGGTAGTTATCTCAGTCATCATCTTGTTGCCGAGCACCGGGAGGATATCGCGCTCAATGACCGCCTGCTTCATGGCGCGGGTGCTGTCTGCCAGGGTGACATATTTCATGTAGGCGTCGGTATATACCGTGAATGTTTCGGCCCCGGCGATCTGCCTGATACCGTCACGTTTCGCCGCAGCAGGCGACTGGCCTGCCTTCAGCAACTTTTTGGCGGCAATGAGTTCCTCGCGCGCTTCCGCAAGGCTGATACCGTCACGACCGTACTGGCCTATCACCAGCGTTTCACGGCGTCCGTTAATGCGGTAGTCGTATCGGAACGAGACAGAGCCTGACGTGAGCACGGCGACATACAGCCCGTCACGGTCGGAAACCTTATACAGTTTCTCCTGCGGCTTCAGATTTTTCAGTTTTGTATCGGTAAGCAAAATTCACCCGTAATGCATCCATGTTTTTGTCGGTATGAGAGTATACCTTTCGGGTAATACCGTCACCTGTACCGTCGAAAAATGTGGTGTAGAGTGAATAGATATGAGTAGATATAAACAAAAACCCTCTGCAATTACAGAGGGTTAGAGAGGATATTGAATAGATATGATGAGCTATGAGCTAGCTATACATCATTCCCACTCAATCGTAGCCGGTGGCTTACCGCTGATGTCATACACCACGCGGGAAATGCCGTTCACTTCGTTGATGATGCGGTTAGACACGCGGCCTAAGAAGTCATACGGCAGGTGCGCCCAGTGCGCGGTCATGAAGTCGATGGTTTCAACCGCACGCAGGGAG